CTCATCAATATGAACTTTTGTGGACAAAGTGAGTATAAATCCCCAAAGAGCATAAGAATCTTTAATATCCATAAGAGTCAACCACTTCTTCCATTCAGAGGGAATGGCTTCAAGTGCATCATCTCCTAAACCATAAAAGAATGCTTTCTCAATAATCTCTTGACGGGATATATTGATTGATTTTTGTTCAGCTGTCTTGATACAAGCATACCAATAGCACCATAAATTGACAATAGTGTTAATCTCAGTTGTTAAAAACCACCCAGAAGGGTTACAATTATAAACTGAATACACAGCTCCATCAATAGTATGACGACAACTAATAGCTATCTTCATCAAATTGAATCTGATTTTCTGTCTTTGATCAAAAGTGTATCCATCCATATCCTCATGTGATTCATAAATACGATACCAGTCCAAAACATAATTAATGAACTGGAGATCGAGATACTTAGGATGTCTATAATCCATTTTGTCGTGATCAAATCCGAGAGGGACAACATCACCAAATTTGGTCATTCTATCATACAAATGTTGCCATTGCACTCTAGATGTTGGGTCAATCCCCAATGCAACATGTCCATCTCTTGAACTTGCTCTAATATTCGCGGAAAATGATCCCAAAAATTGTCTGCAAGCTCTGAAATGCCACCATGGCATAGAAGAAAAGATTCTCGTGTCTCCTTTATCCAATTTGGATTGTTTCTGCAATTCAACCTTCAGACAGTCTAAAGCTATGACATCTTCATAAAGTTTGTCATAATCCAAAAGATTTTCACATCTCTTGTCATATAATGCTTCAGTTCCTTCTTTGGGTGTGATTGGAGATTCTGGTGTTTTCCTTTCGAAAAGTTCTTGTTTTGTAGAGTAAGTAAGATTTTCAGTCCATCCTACTGATTTCTTCAAATTGATAGATTTCATTAATCTCTGATCTCTCAAACCATTATCAGCTTCGAACCTAGAAATAAGTCGAACTGGTACTTCTTGTCTGAGAGGAAATTTATCCATTGTTTTCTCAACAATATAATCAATCAATTCATCGTCCTCATATTTGTTCACAGGTCTATCTATTTTCGATATTCCCACTGAGGCTGGTGATATTCTCACTCCATCTTTATCAAATGGTCGGACTTTTGAAGGTCCTTTCTTTGGTTTCCAATCATGATTCAATGCAGCAGTTTCTGCAATAGATGATGGACAAATTGGGTTATCGCCAACAATTCT